TTCCTTATTATATCACATTATTTATGCTGTCAACAACAAAAAAAGGAAGCACAGGCGGAGGGGGAACCTGTGCTTTGATCCTTTCTAAGTTCGAGAAGAACTTCACATACATTATAGCAACCTCCTGAACACTTGTCAATATCCCGTTATACTCGGTTTACCCAACCACGTTCAGTCGTAGATGATGTTTCGCCCCAGCAATTAGCAATTCTAACTGTGGTCGGAATTATAGCCGCCGTGCCAGCCGCACCGAACGTTACTTCTGTAGCCGTTGGATTGACCAGACAAGCGAAATTACAGTCAGATATCATCCCAAAATTACCCGCACCGAGTTGGATGTACTTGCCGTAATCCCCTGATCCGTGTGAGGGAACATCTACCGTAGAGAAGTCGCATCGTCTTATGATTAATCCAAGAATCCCATCCGCAAGGGCAACGATATCTGCGTCTACGTCCGTTGCAACCGATGAACCAAACTCGCAATCTTCTATAATCCAATCTTGAGGTACGGAGTAACTGGTGTTTACCATAACAATTCCACCGATATTCTTATAAAATCTGCACCTCGATATTCTTATCTGCCAAGGGCTACCTGTCGAGTATACAGCTCCCCCAGTAGATGCGTGACCGGAAGATACACAGTTCTTGAAGTGGCAATTTGCTATAGTGGTACCAAAAGCTACGTAAGTAGTCCCATTATCTTCTAATTTTATCCCACCGCCGGTTGAACTCGCCCCATTGATGCCGAGGTTAGCAATAAGACAACCCGGAGCTCTGACCGTAATCATAGCAGTCGAACCAGCTCCGATCTTAATCTGTGGCAATCCGCCCTGGGTTAAACCTCTGCTCACGCCAATCAAAGACAAATGCGGTTTAGTGTTGGGTATTATAATAGTTTCTGCGTAACTCACTGGGTCTGTCCCCGTCACTCCGACAGTCCGTTCTGCAATATAAATTACGTCCCCAGCCGAAGCCGCAGTAACCGCACTTTGAATGTCATTGAAAGCGTCAGCCCAAGTCGAACCGCTACCGTCCCCGCTAGCATCTCCGTCCACGAACAAAACATTACCATTGGAAAGTGGCAAACCTCCTCCGTCAACCAAATCTTCCGGATATATTTTGTGTCCGTATTTCAACGCTGGAATAAAATCTCTTGCTCTTGCCATAGTTTTCCTTTCTCAAATAATTATTATTCTTTTTCTACTTGTTTCTTAACTTTGTTTTTAGGTTTCTCGACCACTTCTTTTTCTACTTCTGCTTTTGTTTTTAGATAGACTCCATAGTCGCTGTCATCAATTTCCATACTTGCCTTTCTGAAAAACACCCCGCAAAGGAGGTGTTTTTCCTTTGCACATCCTGAATTAGCTCGTCAATGTGCGTTATTAAATTAATCACTTTCCTATACTTTTAACTACAAAGGTCAATCTATCATCAAGAATATTGGGTGAGCGTAGGCTTGAGCAGCTGGGTGCCAGAATGCTCTACCAACCAACGGATTAACCACATAGTCGGCTTCTACGATGACATCAACTGCACCAGCAGCCGAGCCGTCATTTTCAGCACCAGAACCAGCGGCAATCGTTCCGTCTGAATAAACTCCGCATATTCCTCTAGTCTGTAACCAGCAATAATCATTATCAGCCGTAACAGCCACAAGCGGTACTCCAGCTGGTTGCAGGGTGGCGGTAGCGGTCATCATTACATCCATATACAGATTTTTCACTAGGTCAAGTTTCGAAGTAGTGTCTAGTGCTGTAACAATCGGGTGGTCAAGATATACCACGCTTGTTCCGCCGGAAGTCAAAGCCGCCATTCTCTCGATCTTGTAAGTTTGACCGATTCCCGTACCATAAGAAACTATCGCATAACCACCATCGTAATCACCAGCCGTAGTCGTATTAGCGGCGTTAGTGAAGTGAATGTGTTTTTCTCCCTTTGCTCCAGCGATAACCGCCATTGTGATTTCAGTTGCTATGGTATCTTGGACCGCCAAATAACCAGCCGTCAATGCTTCTCCTGCTTTTGCGTAGCGGAAAACTCGATCAGAAGTCACCACTTTCTCTGCGATATTGTGTGTACTATCAGCTTCAGTCCTTATCTCATAAGGGTTGAAGTCTAATATCGTTGCGTCAGATTCCAGTCTCATAATAAACCTTTCTTTGATATTAAATTATTATTTAAAGTTCTATACACCGGTGATTCCTGTTAATCTTCCGTTTCGTCTTGGCTCAAAGCTGACCATATTACCGAGTATTATTACCTCGCCGACCATTGCGAACTGATTTGATGGTTTAATCCAACCGGACCAGTTGAAGCCGGAGAATTGGCTCATCGGGGCATCATTGTATGTACCCTCAATGGTACTTTGTCCAAGTGAAATCTTGCTATACCCTGGGACTTTACCACTTGCGTCCCAGCCATACCAATCAATCGTATTTTCGTTCAACATCCAGAGGGTTTGGCTTGTAGCTTTTTCGTCTCTAACAAGCGGGATGCCCCTGTACGAAAGTGCATCGAACCCAGCTCTACCCGACAAAGCCGCTACCCTTGTAGCTTTGCCCTCTTTGCCAACCGAGTAATAACCCTCAGCCGAATAACTCTCGCGAACCGTCGGGCTTAACAACGATTCGTAAAGATCAAATATCGTTTCAGTCACGGGGGTTAGCGATGGGCTTGACTTCAAACCACCCGAAGAAATCGCAGAGTAAAGAGTGGCAAGTTTCGTGAGAGTCAATGTTCCGCCGGAAGCTGTCCTTGTGCTGTTCAATACCGGATAAGTTGTTCTTGAAAGTCCGCCGATAGTTCCAACCGATGTCCCGTCGTCAACGATAGCGTCAAGTCCGATAAACTCCTTGTTGCCGGAACCAGTACCATCGCCGTAAATCTGATCTCCGACGAAGTCAACCAATTCTGCCTCGCACTCCTCCAAAGCCTCGATAACCATATCAGTTACTTGGGTTTCGCTAACTCCGTTTGCTACCGCTTCCATACCGCCTACTGCAACGGGTATTCTGTTGGCTCTCATATCGTAAGACATACGAACTTTAGTCGTGAGTTGTGAAGCCGAAAATGTATCAAGAGCCGAAAAAGCAACAGCCGTGCTGGAACTTTGGTACTTGATCGCTTTCTTAATGGATTCGCCCACTCCCTTTTTGGCGTTTCCCATAAGTCGCAGAGCAACAACGTTACTGTTCAAAACGTTGTCTGTAACCTTTGGCAAAAGTTTGTCCTGTGTCAACGATAACACTCTCTCTGAGAAGGTCATAATAGTCCTTTCTTAATAACTTTCTAATAAAAAACCGCCAAAATGGCGGACAGCTTAAAGCGTTCTGCTTATATTATACTTTCAGTTGTTTCGGCTTGTCAAGACTTGGGCTATTTACTCCCTGACCAATGAATGCAAATCTCTGGCGTTGTGGATCTCGTCATACTTGGTCTGGGGTTTGCTTTCGCCCGTTGCGGTGTTTGATGATGCCACCGGTGCCGACTTGCCGTCCATAGTCCTTTCGGATCTGATATATTTGCGAGACTTCACGTCAAAGTGTATGCCTTGATCTGCTAGACTTTTCCACATTTCGGAAACATTTTTGAGGTTAAGGGTTTCCATTGATACTGCCATAGACACGACCTCACGCCTAGCCACTCTGCCAGGGTCGTTTTCGTCCTCTGCATTCTTCATCGCCGGTATGAAGCCATTAGTTTCCGCCTCTGCTAATTGCCGGTCAAACTCCTCGTTAAATGCTTTCTTTTTCTCTTCCGCCTCAATCTGATCTGCTTCCTTTTTCTTTTCCTCTTCCTCGTAAACCTTTTTAGCTACTTCTTCAGATTTAGCCGGTATGTCGTCCCAAGTTTTAGGCTTCCAACCCTCCGGTTTCTCCTCTCCCTCTTTTTTCTCCGGTTCTGCCCCAGGCTCTACGGGTTTTTCAAGGTTCGATATTCTATCGTCAATACCTTTTATCGATCCCTGCAACGCCTCAAGTGCCTCCATAACGGGGTCTTTATCCTTTTTCTCGCCGCCGTCAGCATCGCCAGCACCCCCTGCTGTTTCGTCTGGTTTGATAGCACCCTCAATCTTAACATCTTCTGGTTTTTGAGTTCCGTCTTCGCTTGGCATTTTAAATGCTCCTTTCGATATTATATTTTATCAATCTAATACTTATCTAATTTTTCTTTTAAAGTCGCCATTTTGGGACTGTTCGCCATTTTGCTTTTCATATTGTTTCCCCGTGCTGTCGCTGAAATGATCTCGAAAGTCGCCGACATTGTGGGTTTGCCCCGTTTGCCCTCGGCACTCATAAAGTATTCGTCTCCGATCTTTTGCGAAACTTCTTTAACTTTCAATTCAATGGTGTACTCCTCGTTAACACGCCAACCCTCAATGGCTGGCAATTCCTTTTCGTCAAAAGTTACCATTTGCCTAGACTTTTCCGCAGATACACCTTTTGTTGATTCTTTTTCCATATTATTTCCATTATATCATAGTTTTTCTTTTTAAACTCCCCTCAAACTTTCCAAATTGATCTTTTATCCATCTCGGGATTTTCGGTATTTCCTCTATCGTTGCTATCCCCGCAGGTATCGCACCTCTGGACTCCATCCAATCGGGATTATGGGCTGTTATGTGATAACGTTTGCCTTTGATGAGCAAACCAGCCATATCCCCAATCTGTGGATTGTCTATCGCATCGTGAAACTTTTTTAGATCTCCCTTGGGGATCATCTTGTAAATTGTTTCTTTGGTTTTTTCATCAACTATCTGCAATACGCTATCCTCAATCCCGTTAGCCACTGCTTTTGATATTGATTTGCTTCTGCTTTCGGCTATCCTCAAAGTTTCTTCCATTCCCTTTTTGTACCAATTCACCTTTGCTTTCGGTATTCCAGCTTTTACTGCCCTTTTTATAACATCTTTACTTTCTTTTTTCAACAATGTTTCCGCACCCTCTTTGACTACTGCTTTGCCCCCTGAACCGGTGCTGGGAATGACGTCGAGAGCAACCCCCGCCAATGTCCCAGCACCAGCCAAAGAAGCACTAGCCTTACCCAAACCTGCCCCTTGTGCGAATTCTTTGTTACTTTCGTATCTTGATTGCAAATCGCCCAATTTATCATTTCCCAGTAATGCTTTTTCAACTGACGGCAATACGTTTCCCGTTGCCCCAGGTTGGTATTCTTTTTGCCCCGTTCGAGTCATCGCTATTTGAGCCCCTGTTCTCGGACCGGCTCGAAGTGTGTCAACCAGCATTTTACCAGCCCCAGAGTAAAACTTCTTGGCGTTCTCCGCATTCTTGTAATAATTCGGTAATAATTTACTGCCGACATTTTTGGCTCTATTTAACCATTTCTCTTTTTCTTCATCCGATATTAGCATTTTGTGGCTCCGCCTCCGCCGGTGGAGTTTCCCCTGCGGTTTGTTCTAGTATTTGTTTCAAGCCCTGAACATACGCTAATAATTTCTGCTTTGCCCCGTCATCAATTTGTTCGAAGTCTGGGCTTTTAACGTAAGCCATAACCGTCTGCAAATACTCCTCGTCCGGTATGCCCTCCGGTTGTACGTCTTCACCACTCAAAATCGCTTCTATGTCCTGCTGTGCTTTTTCAGCCCCACCGGTTGCCGCTCCGCCACCGCCCCCCTGTCCCTTTCCCTGTATTTTGGCTATATCAATACCAATAGCCGCTAGGTAGGTCGCAAACCCGTCCTGTTCGCCCATCAGGAAAGTCATCAAACGTTCTGCCCGTTCCTTTGGATTGGGTACGTCAAGGTCTTCAAGCATCGTCAGAGGATCGGTAAACTTCAACTTGGCAAGTTCTACCGCGAGAGTTTTTCGCTCTGTCTTGTCGGTCGAGGAGGCTTTTACCGACACTTCTATCCCGTCCTCGATCTTGTCTTGAGTCAATTCAACCTCTACGATCTCGCCGTCCTTTCCCATATGTCGGACATAGTGAGATTTATCGTAAAACATCTTCATCATCTGCAAAGCCCAGTTTGCCATTTCGTAAACCGTTCGCTCTACAACAATGTTTACAAGGTCATCTGCTATGGTGAGGTCGCCCTCTCGCGTGATCTGTTTAGATATCCCGCTCTCTTGGGGTTGCACCTCGCCTCGCGTTGTGCCGTGGGTTGAAAACATACTATCAACTTCCGACCGGTTGCTCACCAAGTCGTTGTAAAGTATCGGGTTGGGCGGAGTCGCCGGTATGATAGCAAAAGCCTGCTTGATGTCCTGTGCGTCTAATGCGATGTGTTCGGAGGGGTCTTGTGTAATTCTGGCTATGTCATCTTTTGATATGTATTGCGTTGAAAACACTAATTTCGGTATAGCTCTGTCCGCTATCTCGGTGATCTGGCGTCCACGTTTGTTGATTACCTCTTGGGTTGGTATGGCCTGTTCCACCGGCGAAGTTGTGTCAACGGGACCTTCTCCCAAGTTCTGGTGGCTCAAGAAAATGTACGGTTTTCGGGGTTTGTTGAAGAAGTTCTGAAAGGTCTCGCTGACATCGTATTCGCCCTGATCGTTCATATTCTCTGATACTTTTTCTACACCTTCCCAATCCCAATACGGGTTGAGGTTTTTGTCCAAAACAATGTTGTCGTAAAGCCAAGCTACACCCTCTTTTTTCTCGCCCTGTTCGCTGTAATAAGAAAACCAAAACTCAACATATCTTATGCTGGAAGCACTTATTTTACCGGTCGGGTTTTTGACAGAGAACAAAGCCCTGATCTTTTCTTTTGCTTTCGGAAACTTCGACATAACCAGATTGACCGGCTCGTCTATGTACTCGTAAATATAATTCATATTGTCGGCGGTGAACCCGTCCTGTGGTATTGTTGCGTTCGGGTCTACTCCGAGTTTGCTTGGTCGCACTAGGTCATATTTATAGTCCCCATCCTTGCCCTCGTTTTTGTCCCAGCGTACCTTGATCGCCGCCAAAAGGTTCAAGTGGTTGAGACGCAACCCGTCCTTGAGTAACCTCTGTGCGAAGTCGCTATTTATTCTGTAATCTAGGGATTTTTCTATCTCCTTGGATAAACTCACCGACTGCTCGGAGCGATTAGCGGGTGTCGCCACAATATCTGGCATTCTACCGGCGGCGATAGATACTCTAGTTTCAAGGTCCCGCCAAATCAGATTATCCACATACGGCACCTGATAATCGTCCATTTTGTCTGTGTCTAGGTGTTTGCCTTTGTAGAAATTATTAAACTTCTCTCGGCGTTCCTTAAGACCGATATCGCTGTAGTACTTTTCCGTTTGTGATTTTTTGTCCCGAAATATCTGCAATAGTTCTGCGTCCTCAATCGGGAATTGCATAGGAGGCGTTTCGTCAACAATCAAACTCTCGTTTTGATCGTCCAGTCCGCGAGTTTCAAATCCGTCTGGCATAATATTCGCCTTTCGTTCAAACTATATAATATTTAATGTTACAAGCGACATTTTCCCATTGACCGCACCGGTTGTTGCCGGATATTCTACCCTTACATTGTACCACCTTTGGTTTGCTAATGGTATGTCCGCTTGGCAATATCATTCTGACTGAACCATAGTACTCAAATACTATTCTACCACAAACACAGCACCTAAATTGCTTCAGTATTTTTGCGTGGTTTTCGTTCTCGTCCAGCCAAACCGTAATGATCGCCTCATCATTTGATTGTAGTCTGCTCGGTAGCATAATGTTCCATCTCTATTATATCATAAACTGCCACTTGACAACCCGCCTTGCAATATGTTATATTCTGAATAACTAGTTTTACCTAACTGTCTAGGTTAAGACAGAGTTAGCCACGCAACGTATTTTGCGTGCTTTTTTATATCCTCGTGATCTTCACCAAAAACTTGCCACAGATATCGCACTTCTTTATCCCTGACAACGAGTTTACGATCCTTTTGCAAGTTGTGCATTTGTAAACAATGATCAAATGTACCTCCAATCTTTACTTTTTCTTTTCATTTTCTCTTTTATTTCTTTTGCAAAATCGTATGTGTAACTTTCGCCGGTCTTGGGGTCTGTCTTAATTCTGGCTTCAGTTTCTTTTAGCACGCGACCCTTGATCGCACCGGCTGATAGTTTGTACTTCACCGATATAGCCATAAGTCCCAGCGAGGCGGCATCGTAACAATTGTGAACCACAAATCCACCGTTTACAATAAAACTGTGAGCACTATGATTAATCCCGATATCATAAACTTTCTCTCTTTTTCCTGCGTAACCAACCGATTTTAGACGCTTTACTTCTTTGTTTTTTAGACATCTTGAGATTACCCTTTCTACAAGCTCCGAGTGCATTTTTTCGTCTAGCTTCTCTTTGTTTTTCAGTTGGGTTAGAGGAATGAAAAGCAAGATGCTCTGCTTTTTCAGTGAGTTCAAGGTTTGAGATTCTGTTGTCTGATCTGTCCCAGTTTTTGTGGTGGAGGTTATGGGTTTTTGGTATTTTGCCGTTAACAAATTCCCAAATGACTCTGTGCAATCTTTTTGAACCAGATGCTTTTTTTGTTTGTCTGCTATAATATTTTCCGCATTTATAATATCTAATTCCTCTAAATTCTTGTATTGTTTCAGAGATAATGACAACACCGATTCCCCCGCTTTTAATTCTCTTGCTTGTTTCCATCCCTTTGGTGTTAATATTTTGTGGTTTGGCGTACATTGCAATCTGTCTCCGTCAATAGTTATTAATTCCATAACTATTGTATCATAACCAGTGATCTTTGCAAACGGTAATTCCTCAATCTTAATCCAACCCTTATTCGTTAGTACTAGAGTGTCTCCAGATAAACAGTGATCCTCTGAACTGCTGTCAACGTCTTCTATTTTAACGTCATCATAAACCAGCTCCGGCAATGTCCTGATCAGATTCTCGTTTTTCGGGTGTATCCGCAAGTACGGTACTCCGTCCCCCGCATCAGCCAACAAGTCGTGCATAGCCGCCAAGCGATTTAACCTCGCCCCTTTTGCCAGTGTGTTTCCGGCCACAATGCGGGTAGAGATCATTTTTTTGAAGACATCGGCGATTGTTCGCTTTCCGCTCCTATCTCTGCTAAAGCAGTCGTGTGGGAGTACCATAAAGTCTGTCTCCTCAATCCTTGTGAACAACCCGATCTGCTTTCCCCACTCTTCCGGCGTCTTTTCGTTTTGATATATTTCTCGATAGATATATATGTGATTTGTGCCAAACCTATTTTCCGGTGCTACCGCAAGCCAAACAGCACAACCTGGTGCGTTATAACCCCAGTCGAAAGCTATGATCTTTTTGCATTGGTCAAGGTGGAACTCGAAATTGTCGGTAACGTGCCTTGCGTAATTGAACTCCCTGAACACCTGCCCGCTAAACACATCCCAAGAACCCCACCGCCAAGCCATATACAACTCGTTATCAACTTTTTTGTAGCCCTCAAGCGTTTTAACATAACCTGGGTCGTTCTTCATCAGCGTAGGGTTGTCGTCAATCTTAGCCGGTATAAATATCCGGTACCTGCCCGTATCGTCTGCTAAAAATGCCTTTCCCCAATCCTTTTGAGTTGCTATGTTCCATCTTTTTTTCACCCAAGCGTGTCCCACGCCACCTGGATTTGTTGTTGTAAATATCTGGGGTTTGATGTCTTGGTGAACCGACCGGCAAGAGCCTATCAACTGTAAATATCGTTTTTCATCTGGTATCTGCGTCAACTCTTCGATCAATATTCTTTGATATTCGTGTCCTTGATACTTTGTGTACGCTTGATCGTCTTTGAGGTGCCCCATTCTGATTATAGCCCCGCTAGGAAAGCGTATCACGCCAGGGTGTCCAACAAACTCTGCCCCCAAGCCGGTATAAAATCTCCTAGCTCTGTCTCTCCAGTCCGAAAGGTCATCAGCGTTTTTTCTGATTACCAAACCCCTATAGTGTGGCTTGTCAACGTGGTCTGTCTCCCAAACTAAACCAGCTTCAGTCTTGCCGCCACCCCGAGCACCAATCAGCCCCCATACAAAATCTCGTACTCACTTCGGCTGAGAGCTTCTTCTTGCGGTCCAGGATGTGGTATCCAACTATTCTGTATGGGCATTGGCATCACCTCCCCTAATCCATCTTTTGTGGATGTTCGGTTTAATATTCATTCCGCCCCTTCTGGTTTTTTCTCTGGTTTATAAATATGCAATACTTCTATCGGCTTGCCGTCATCTCCCCCGATTTCCCTGCGTATTGCGTATTCTTTTTTGAACTTTCGCTCAAGTACCCAAGCGGAAGCGTACCAAATGGGGCGTTCAATCCAATACCCCTCCTCTACGACGTCTCCGTTGGGCTTCGTTGTTTTCCTTATTCCTTTCGTTCCGGCGGCGGCTCTATTGATAATTGAGAGGTGAGTTAGTTTGAACTGCGCCTCTGCTTTTTTAACCATATCAACAAATTCAGGGTGGTATTGAGGATTTTTGACTTTCCCCTCATTTTTTTTGTCGGGGATCTCTGGTCTCTGCCAACTATAATAACTTTCGTGGGAAAGTCCCGTCATAGCACAAACATCAAGCACCGTGTTGCCGCTGGCTATGTGTTTGCAAAACTCCTCTGCTATTTTCTTGTTGTACTTCTTCTTCATAAAAGACCATATTTAATTTCATAGAACTTTCTTAATTTAGACCATTGAGGTTGAACTTCCCATTGACCGTGCGTTTGATTAAAAAATACTTTCGCATATCTCCCATATTTAGATTTTAATTCCATCGCCGCCTTTTTGCTTGTTTCGGGATTTCTGTAAACTTGGCATCCATATCCCAATCCTTTACCTTTTCTGTTATGACTAATTTTCAATTTCGCTTTTATTGTGTGAGGCGTGTTGTGCATTATTATACTTGTCTTTGCTTAAAAGCATTTATGCACTCCCATAGTATCTTTTTATCGTGATCTGATTTTCCACCGAAGAACTTATGCAACTCCTCGTATTCTTTTACATCGCTGAAATAAAAAGTCAATTTCATTCTTTGGTCTGACATTTCCCCCTGCATATCTTTGTACTGTTCCTCGTCGAGTTGCCCGCCGCTTCCGAATCCTGCTATATCCTCTACGAAACTTAACTCTGTGTCGCTAAAACCGGTGATCTCTATGTCGTCAAAGGAGTGCAATATCTCCGACAGTTTTTCGTGATCCCATTCGCCCTGTATTTTGTTCAGGGCTATGTTTAACTGCTTTTCCTTGACCTTGTCTAGCTCCACAATAACGACCGGCAACTCTTTATACTTTAATTCCTGTGCCGCTCGTACTCTTTGATGTCCGCCTATGATAGTGTTGTCCTTGTTGATAACTATCGGTTCTACCATTCCGAACTCTTTGACGCTGTTGACTAGTTTCTGAAACTCCTCTTTGCCTATCTTGCGGGGGTTGTAGTCTGCGAACTTTAACTCCTCAATTTTTCTTGTTTCCATTCTTGCCTTTCGCCAATTTACTGAATCCTGCTTTACTTAATTCGTCATCGTCGAGAAAGTTATGCACAGTTTCGGGGTTGTTCTTGACAAAATCCTCGTTGGCTACCCACTCTCTACTTGCCTTATCAAATCTGTGCGGGGGCAGGGTGTCAACTTCGTTCTTGTGGCTGTCGGTGCGTACTCGTAGGCTCTGGCGAGACATTATCCCGTCCCTGCTAGTTCCGCCGGTTGCCCTAAAACCTCCGCACTTCTCGCATACTTCAACCCCGCCGTAATTTATCACTCGCACCGCTTTCGGGTTCCCGCAACCATCACATTTCATCTGGTTTCTGCCTTTCTTTGACATTCACAGCCCTAGCGTATATCTCATCTCCTAGTTTGGCTTCCTCGATCCGCTTCGTTTCCTTTTTGCTCATAAACTTCACCGGTCCCGCCGACATATTTTCTTTTGGCATAAACTGGTGCGTTCCACTAGTGTCAAGTTTTACTTCGCTTTGGCTCGAGCCGACTGTTTTTTTACCACCGTATATAAGCCCGACGACAAAACCAAGAAAACTACACGCTGATAATGTTATTATTGTCATCGCTAATGTTCCCATTAGAAAATCCCCGTTAGGTAGCCCACGAAAGCCTTGAACGCCACATACAACACAGCCGCACTGAAAGCCAATAAAAACAAGCAACCCATATTCTCAAAGAAATCGTCCACTGGATCTTTTGGCATCATTACGCACCTCCCTTGATTTTATGATTTCCCAATTTCGACCAAGTTAATAAAAAACTATGGTTGCAATCCGCACACTTGATATATTGATCTCCAGGTTTGGTGATCTCTATCTTGTTCCCACAGCAAGGCAACCTAACAACCTTGTGGGTTTTGCCTTGGTTGCGTTCCTTTTCGTACCGGTCTAGCGTTTCTTGTGCTTCCCTATCAAGTGGCATTGGTCGGCTCCTGTGATTCTTTACTTTCTACTATCAAGGTGTTGGTTGTCATTATCATTGTGGCTGTCGAAGCGGCGTATGCTAAGGCTGACTTTGTTACTTTGACCGGATCTATAATTCCCGCTTCGATCATATCTTCAATTTCGCCGGTGATAACGTTCACTCCGGCGTGAAGAATATCAGATCGGCACAACCTTTCACTCATTTGACCGGCGTTGTAGCCAGAGTTTGTCATCAGTACCTCAAAGGGTTTGCAACAAGCCCGAAGCACTACCATAAATCCCAAGTTTTCATCTGTCGTAAAGTCTTTTACTTCGTCCTCGAAAGTATCGTGTGCTTTTAATAGCGTTACTTCGCCGCCTGGCACTATGCCCTCCGCAATAGCCGCTTGCGTAGCGGACACGGCGTCAATGCAACGTTCCTTTTTCTCCTTAACTTCCATTTCAGAGTTAGCCCCGACATTTATAATTGCCATTCCGGAGGTGAGTTTGGCTCGGCGTTCTATCAATTTCTCGGTGTCGAATTCGTTCTCGCTCTTTTCTATTTGTTCTCCTAGAACCTCCACCCATTCCTTGAGAGATTTTTCATCGTTAACCCCGCCCACTATAACCGTGCTGTTCTTTGATACTATGATCTTTTCAGCCCTGCCGAAGTCCTCGATATCGTATTCTGCTAGTTTCTTGCCGTTGTTCTGGCTGTATACTACCCCGCCGGTGGCGAAAGCCATATCTTTTAATATATCTTCCCTTTTTCCGCCGTATACCGGTGCTTCGATAGCCACTATCGGGAAGTTGTTCTGCATTTTGTTCAATATCATAGTGGCTAGGGGATTGCCAGATATCTCCTCTGCGATGATTACTAGCCCATTGCCCCCGTCCGTTTTTGCTTCACTCGCGAACTTTTGTATGAATGGGTTAAACTCTAGCGGCGAGTTAATTTTGCGGTCTGTGATCAGTATATATGGTCGTTCGATCACGCACTCCTGAGTTTTTTCATCAGTAATAAAATGCGGGGCTACAAATCCTTTGTCGAAACTGAAACCCTCTTTGTACTCTACACTCATATGTGAAGATTTGCCCTCCTCAACAGCTATCACAGCGTCCCTGCCGAGCTTTTTAATTGCATCGGATATAATCCCCCCGATCTCCTCATCTTGAGCCGAAATGGTGGCTATGTTTTTGATCTCGTCGCCGTTCTTAACCTTTGAAGAGGTCTTGTCTAACCACTCCACAATCTTGTCCACAGCCTTTTCTATTCCCTTGCGGAGCATCATCGGGTTGGCACCGGCATTGATCGCTTTCAAGCTTTCTTTGACTATCGCTTCTGTGAGTATGGTGGCGGTTGTTGTGCCGTCTCCAGCTTTGTCGTTGGTTTTTTGAGCCGCTTCTTTGATAAGTTGGGCCCCCATATTTTCGTACTTATCCACAAGGTCGATCTCTTTGGCTACCGATACTCCGTCGTGGATTACCGAGGGCGATCCCCACTTCCGCTCTATGGCAACGTTGTTGCCTTTCGGTCCAAGGGTACTCGACACTGCTTCGCTAACTTTGCTAATACCAGCGATCAATTTCTCTTTGGCTTCTAAGCCGAATAGTAGATCTTTTGCCATTACTTGTTCCTTTTGTTATGCTGGGTAACCGCCCACGCTTGTTTTAATAATTGATAATGTTTTTTAAACCTCAAGTTCCTGTTCAATTTCGCAAACTTCTCGTGTGTTTTAAATGCCAACCTTCTTAATTTTCTGGCTACCTTACCCCGCATCTTCGACAACCTTTCCGATAATGTCGGGGAACTTGATCAAATAGTAATCTGTACCATCTAGCTCCACTTTTTGATCTGCGTACATTTTGTAAATGATCTCGTCGCCTATCTTAAGTTCTGCGGCACCAAATACAACTCCGTTCTCATTGGTATATGCATCGCCACCAATAGCGATAATTTCTCCCGTCTCCTGCCTCTCGTCGCCCGTCCTTGCTAACAAAACTTCACTCACCGCTTCTTTGCTTTTCACTACAACATAACCATTCGCCGGTACAATCTTTTTCATTTCTTTTCTCCTTGTTCTTTTATGTTTTCAAAAACGCTCAATAACTGCCCCATTATTCCCGCTGATTGCGTATTGCAATTTGAATCTAGGGTTGTTTTCATAATTTCTATATCCCCGTCTTCAAATTCGTTTTCTTTTGTCTGGATGAGTTTCGGTATTATTACGCTAGATATACGCAAGGCGTTTTTATTTTCTACTTTCGAATCGAAAAAGAGATACGCCATCAAGTCTCTTCTCGTTTTAACATCTTGGTACGCTTCTCCCTTGACGTTTACTAATGGCTCGTCAAGTCCAAACAGTTTTTTCATTCTTTGTTCCTTTCAGTTTAATAATTCTTTTTCTTTCGGATTGGTCAAATATTCTATTTTCGGGTATTGTGCTTGGCAGTGTTTCCGGTTGCGTACCCACATATCGGTTGGAAAACCTTTTGTTTCCACATACTTTTTTCTGCCATCATTCAAGGTGATTAGAAAATCCACTATGTGATACGCTATGTGCTTCCCCTTAACTTTTAGATCAATCCGGTGTTGCCGTTCGATCTTTTTGATCTTGCCCTGCTTGAGTAGCGTGTCTAACCACCTAGCATCGTTCGCCTCAAGTCCACTATGATATCTAATGCCGTTATACTCTGTCTCTCTGCTTTTGTATTTCCGGTTGCTTTTATCCGGTCGCAATTTAGCTTTTTTGGGAACTCCGTACTTGCAGGGTTTCCGCAAATTGTGCCAGAAGTTATGAAAACCGCAAAAATACTCCATTTTCTGGGGTTCCAACTGATAAAACATTTTTTACCCTCCAATATTGTTTTTTCATAGTGCTGACCGTCTAGCGGTTCTTTTTATATATATCAATTATATCAGATGGTTTTCAAATCGCAAGTCCTTGTTTACATCACTCTAAATATCTTGTGAATCAGTTTATCCCACCAACTCACCCTGACATCCTCGATACAACAATAGGCGTCTGCAACCATTTCAAATAATTCGTGCTTGTCCTTGCCTTCCGATATTCCGACACACTCATTATCATCATAATACAAACGAGCGATAAAATACTTTTTACCTTTATCATCGACTTCGTTGACTTTGAATCTGTAAACTTGTTGTTGCATAATCTCTCTGCCAGAACAAGCACAACCACCCTGATGAATAACTAAATTATTTAAATAGTAGATGTCGAATAATAAACTGAACTATAAGCACGACGCTGATTCCTACTAAAAAACCACCGAACCAAGTATTCATTTGTTCACTCATCCCTCTCCCTTATTTATTAATGCATTCTCGCTTGTCCATTCAATCCTTACGCATATGAGCCATAAATCAATCATCAATGTTTTTTGCCACGATATAACCAATATTTTTGACCCACGTATCTTTTGTTTAAATGGTTCTTTGCGGAAGGCAATAATAGAATTCACTGCCTGACCTTCGCTCAACTCCTCGTATAGTTTTCTAAATCTAATCACACTTCTCCCTAGTTTAATCTCTCTCAAGGCAAGACACAAGGTCTCGCCCGCTCGTTAAGCTATAAACCTTTCGGCTTACCTTGAGGAAGTTATAACGAATTTGAAAAACTCTTGCATATGCTCATCTCCTATGGCTCCGATCCCGACACATTCATCCATATCGAATACTGGTTCACCTTCCATCTTTTTGGTTTTCTCGTTTACGGTAGATTCTCTAAATCTTTTCATCTGCTCCCCATACCACGCTTTCCATTGAGGACTTTTCATAATCGTACCATAAAAAGTCGGGTGTTTGTCGGCACAACATTCCGCACCCTGATTATAAGCAGTCCACGGGTTCGCATCATCAAAAGCAAAATCTATGTCTTTGGAAAAGTATTCCATCCATTCTCTTTTTGTGTTTTTACTCATAATCTTATCTCCAAATCATTAAGTTTCCTGCATTTCTCACAGAGTCTTATTTGTGTAGTACAATTTCCACTAGATACCCAGTCCTCTCGGTGTTTCTTTTTGTCCATACACATAACACTAATCAACTCGTGAGTGATAAATAGCTTCATCCCGTCATCATTTACCTTTGTGTCACAAATGGCACATTTAAACATAATTATCCTTATTCTATCGACATTCTATTGGTATGGTCGAGGGGGCAAGCACTCACATCTGGAGACTATTCCCCAAATGTCTGCTTCAGCCCCCTCTCGGTTCGGAGCGGTTAAGAGCCGTCCATCTAATGGTGAATGCGTTTTCACGCTATGCTCTCACGCTCCGTATGTCGTCTCATCGTCTGAGACGACCTGACGGGGAGTGTCTAGCTTGTCGAGGATGTACCAGAGGATTCCTGCCCCTAGCAGGATGAGCAGGGTTTTCATCTGCCCCAGCGTTTCCGCAGGGTTCGGTTCAGTCCCGCTAGGAACAACCGCTGTGCGTTCTCCAACTCCGTGCCTACCTCTATCACCGAACTTCCACAGATGATGTAGTAGGTGTCTCTCCTCTGTCCCAGCCAGTAGAAGTTGTTGTGGTCGATGTTGATGGTCGTCACAGCCGAGATTTCGTTGGCGGGGATGTCCACCTTTTGCATCGGCTTCTCCTTTCGCTCCCGATAGATCAGATGTGCAAGGAGGGGCGAACACACCCGATCTGTCGGAAACAAAAATATCGCCACGAAAACTAGGCGATATGGTTGCCCCAACAACCTACTATGTTTTTGTCTTTAATATTCATTTATCCCTCGAAGTTATTATAAATCTTACTTATTTTTGTGTCAAGTTCTTGCTGTACACCGCCTCTATAACTTTCATTCTTGCCTCTAACACTTCAACTCGCTCTATCAGATCGGCCATTATATCAAGTTTTGTATCGTCTATATTCATTACCAAGATTTTTTTACCATATAATCTATCAACCCTTTCTTGTAGTTTACCAAAGCTTATTTCATTTAGTCTATTTCGGTTCATCAAACACCTCGTCTTTAATATTTACTTTTATTTCAGTTAAAACAGCAATTCGTTTTTCCAATTTCCTCACTCTCGCTTTCCAGAATCGTAGTTCCTTTTCTGCCCCGATAGTTTTGCCGTGTTCAAAGGCTTCGAATAATCTTGACTTGGTTTCGTCTTCAGTACACCTAGCACACACACGCTTTGTCATTGTGTAGCACTTTTTGCAGAAAGATATTTCTTCGCTTTGGGGTTTTTGTTTTTTCATCTTATCCTTTATTAGTTGCTAAGTAGGTGAGGGATTGTGTTAGGCAGTAAGTTAGAGATTATTCACCTTCCGCCACAGTGCCTCTCCAGACATCTCGTTCTGCCTCGACACCTGGTATACCTTTGCACTCACCAATTCAGAAACTAATCTTTAATGTCTTCAAAGAATTTTAAAATTAAATGACCCTTACTACACCACAGACAAACATCGCCTTCCTCTGGTTTTTTCGTCCCTTTAGCACTTCCAGTCAGAACAAAGTTACATACATTACATTTTAATTTGTCTTCCATCTCTTAACTCCTTAATTATTAAAACTAAACTAATTCTAAATATTCAAACACAATTCCGCTAGGTAAATAAACTTTTTTATAAATCCATTTCATTGTCTTCCCTTCTTATTATTTAGTGAGGTGGGATTATCTCTATGTTCTCACTAGAACATTTATGGACTATATACAACCCATTGGAATAAACATATTGACCACATTTCGTGCAGATAAAACCACTTATTTCCATATTTTTCATCCTATCCTCCTATCTCTAGTTTAGTTATTCCTTCTTTCTTAGTTAGTTTATCTAATTGCTCCCCTTCTTTGTAATCTTCATCTCTGTATTGCATTAAAACCTTCTTTGCTAAAGACAAAATTCCATCTTTTCTGCTATGCCAAATCCTTGTATGATTGTTAACTTCATATTCTCTGCAATCTGGGTCAAAATTATTACTCTTTGGCACTCCCACATTTGTCGCAGTAGTAGAAAAAACTTCTTTGCCATTTACCTTAATTTCTATTGTCAACATATCACTCCTTTATTTGGTTAATCTTCATTGTAAAAATTAGGATTTATTTCAAGTATTTTTTGCCCCAAGCGCCACTTATCAAGTAGTTGCCACCACTTTAAGTCAATCATTTTTTCAAGAAGTTTAGCAATTTTTAGTTCTTCTTCTGGTGTCAAATCATCTTCTGTCTTCATATCACTCCTCCTGTTTATCTAATTGCTCCCCTTTGGGGGTGGGGTTCTTAAAATACAATCTTCCTATGATTTGTTTATAATCTTTATCTCGTTCGTCCAACTTGGATTGAATGATTTCATCTATTTTACGAGTAGATTTTAGAGTTAACTTTTTTTTGTGGCATTTCACCCTTTTATCCAAATTACGCCAAATAAATCTCCCCATTTCTCTAATACCGCAGAAGTTGTCATAATCAGTGGTGTCTGTATTCAGATATTCCTTAATCCCACAAAAAACAGCTTCTAATAATTGCTCTTGGTCTATTGTTTTTTTCATCTACTCCCCCTCCAGTATATCTCGGACTTCTTGGGTTAATTTTCTTTCTACAGTTACTATCGTGTCGTTGTGATGTCCTCCGTGAGCGACTAACAATATCTCTACTATCTCAAATCCTCTATTTATCCCCATAGCATTACTGTTCCAACCAAAACTTATACAATAACCGCCGACCTTTATTTTATTAGCTAATGGATTTAACACTCTGTTATAGAAGTTTGTGCTTGTGTCTAACTGCGTTGCTTTCTTTCCTAAAACCTTATAATGCTCTGAAACTTGCCTGTAAGAGTATGGTGGGTCAAACAACGCTCCGTCAAAAGATTGGTCATCAAACAAATTGACAAAATCTATGGCTTCTAAGTGATGAGTTGTTGGTTTTTCTGGGTTATGGTCATTTGTTGTTTGAGCAGGACTATTTTCTCCAGCAAAAGGGTCAATCCAGTTACCATTCACCTTATACAATAAGGTATTCTCCCCAACATATCTGTTAAGTAATTCCTTAATCGGCTTAATTGTAAAAGTGTCTTTACTCGGCATCGCCCAAACTCTATTCATCTTCATTTATTTTCCTTCTTAGTTATTATATCTCGGACTTCGGAGAGGCATTGGTTGTAGCCAGTTCTAACAAAATCTGGGTTTACTTCAATCCTCTCTGACATTTCCTTCGGCAATTTAGATAAGAGTTCTTTTCTCTGGGAGTCCAAAACCCTTGAAATTTGTTTTCCTCTGTCGCAAGAACAAAGATTATAGTTCATAAGTTCTGTTCGGTGGTCTTTATCACCCTCAAAGTCGGCGAAAGCAGTGATTGAGGTCTTTTCGGTTGAAAAACCTTTTCCATAACAGTTAGTACAACCGCCGAATGATTTTGTGTTTTTGTCCAATAAGTCTCCAATAAAAAACTTGATCTCATTTTCTAAAGCAAAGACCGTCATTTGTTTTCTGTCTTGAATGAACTCTTTATCAAACTGTTCAACCCAACTCTTTTTAGTTTTCATATTAGACCTCCTTATTTAATTTGCATCCAGCCAATATCTTGCTTTTCAATTTCATTTTCTTGAAATCTTTTATAGGAATAATTCTTAACTTTACCGAGCCACGTATATATCGAATAGGATATTTTAATGCTTTGCTACCGCCCATCATCAAGTAATAAGGATACAATTCATTACCGTTTCTGTCCCGATATTCTATCTTAACCAATAAATAATCTTTGGGGTTTATCTTGTCCTCTGCGATGCCTACGCTCCTGTCCCTCCAGATCGGTTCTCTGACAAATATAGGGTCCATTATTTCCCCAGTTCCTCGTATAAATTATTATCCACTAAATAACTATGCATCTCGGCGGCGTTGCCCTGTATCCATTCCAAGGTGCCTTCGAGCATTTTGTCTGTGAGCCAGATGATGGTTGTATCGGCTTCTTTTGTGTGCTGGTTGTAGTGCATAATGTGGCACTTCTCTGCTTCTCTGTCTGTCAGCTTCGCCAGTATTCCATACACTCCCGCTTGAGTTTCGTAATAGTTAGCTGTGGAATTGGTCGAGCCGGTCTTGAACTCGTAGATAGTTTTTTCATCGTAGCAGTCTATCACACCCACCAGATCGAGCCAGTCCGCCAGATGCACCACTATTTTTAATTCTGTCTGCGGGGCTATAAGTTTTTGATTCGTAAACTCCACCGGTAACATTTTCACTTTATCAATGAAGTTCGCCCATTTTTCGTGCCAAGCCTTGCCCTCTGCCATAGCTTGATAGGTTGGGGTAGGCATTTTAAAGTACATTTTAATAGCATCTTGCCAGTTGCCCTGACTCCATTGCGAAAGTACGCTGTAGGACGCCCTGAAGGTTTTTGGGTTAATCATTTTCGCCCTCGCTTTCACTCTTGTAACTGATGCTTATCGACTTTTTTCTATCGGCTGTTTTTACTCCGATGGGTAGGCTTCCGTTCTGTTTGCTGTAATCCTCGATATTCTTGGTGTCGGCTACAATCCTTTTGTGAACTCTATATAAGTCCTCCGGTATCTCATCGAGGTAGGATTCATCAATGTAATACTTTGAACCGAAAGTCCGGTAGTAAACTTTGATCTTTTCGCCCTGTATTTTTTTAAAGTTCTTATCAAGGCTCAAGGCTTTGACTTCCAGCTTCTCGCGGATTGCTGTTTTTGCTTTCTCTAGTTGCTCTTCAATTTTGAGGAGGTCAATTAGGGCTTTCTCGCCCTCTGCGGAGAGAAATATCTCATCTCCTTTTTTTACGATCTCCTCGATCTTTTCAATGTCAATTTTCATCTTTTTTGCCCTCCAACTTCTTTAATACATTTTTATCAATCTTCAAATCCCCCGCCGTCTTTGCTTTTTTGGGCTTTGGAAGTTCTTTTTTGTCTTCTGCCTTTTTCGGTTCCGGCAACTTCAATTCATCAATCTTTGATTTGTTTTCGCTGATTTCCTCGTGGATATAAAGTCCAGAAGTTTCAGCAGGAAACGCCTTGCGAAGTGCTAGGGCTTCCGCACATTTCCCCAGCATAAGGTATGGCATTTTGCCCCACATTCCCATCAGTTTTGTCCCGTCCTTTGTCTTGTAAGTTTGTGAGTACTCTGACCAACGTGCCGATGCTGTCGTCTTTACGATCTGTCCGCCCTGCGGTAATATCTTGTTTACGCTAACCGTGGCCTTGAGTGGCTTCCCGTCCTTTTCTTCATACACCGCTTCATCTGATCCAGCGTACATTCCTGTCCGTTGTGCTATCGCTCTCAATCCGTCAATCCCAACCTGAATTGTCATCTTTTCTCTTCCAAGGTTGGAATCCCAGCGGTACACTCCGTAGATCTGCTTCGCAATCGGATCAAGACCTGTGCGTTTGGCTTGATAAAGTAACATTGCCAAATCGCCGTAAGGTCGCAACTCCCCCCGTTTGTCCCTGCCCAGTATCTGATCTGTAACCAGATACACATACATTTTGGCGTCTTGTTCTTTTGGAATTAGTCCTGCCAACTCCTTGACTTTGCTTTCGCCGTAACTCTCAATTAAGTTTGCCACTCTGACTCCTTTCTTTATTTTCCTAAATACTTTATATAAGAACCATTGTTATACGCACTCCAAGGTTTCCAACCGGATTTATTGTAAAGCGTTCTGGCATAACTGATATTGTTTTCCGGTTGCACCAACCAATCAAAGTTTAAGTTCCTCTCCGGTAGCATTCTGATCTGTGCTATACCTACCGATATGTGTGCAGTATTTTCATCGCCTACCTGCAATGGTTTCCAGCCCACCGGCTCTTGATAGTAGCAGTTTTCTGCCATAAATACTGCTCTCGCCGTCTGGTAATCATCTGGGAAATATTTGTATATTATCCCGTCAACATACTCGTCAACTGTCATTTCTCTTTGTACTTCTGCCGGTGTTTCTACCGGTTCGATACTGGGAGGCTCGGAATCTTCAACCGCCGGTGTCTCCTGCACCGTTTCGCTTTTAGCTTCATATTTTTTGTGAGCGTCCGTAATCAAACACCACAGAAAAGATATCACTAGCGGGATCAAAAGTAAGCATCGCACCCTACGTTCAAAAATCTTCTGCGAGTGGTCATCTCTGTACACTTTTCTACTTTTTGTTTTGTAATCTCGGATTCTGAATTTCATAGCAATTTCCTTGATTAATATTTTTTCTATCCTACATCCATTATATCATATCTTGTCGGTGTTTGTCAATATCTGGAGCAGTTTATTATTCCTTTTTTGTGGCTCGTGCATACGCTTTTTCGGTCGCCTGCTTTTCCATTTTTTGGAGGTATTGATTGAGCCGGTAACCTGCTATTTTTACTTTGTTACCGCTATCGCTTAACCTTATAATGTCTCCGCTTGCCACCCGCCTCTCGAGGGTTCTTTTGCTAACTTTTAAAACAGAACTCGCCTCGTTCAAATCGTAGATTTTGTTGTCTTGAAATAGTCTCATAATGTTATTCTCCAAAATAAAAGCAACGTGCAGATTCTATTAAGTTTTCATCATTTACGCTAGCTGGTGCGGTAGTCCATTCCGTAAACCAATTCTGGAATTGATACTCTGCTGTATACGGTTCGTCGTATTCGTCCAAACCTCCGAATATCCTCATAGCGGGACCGCCGGTGCCGAGTAAAATCATATACTCTTTGTCTCCGCTAAAATGCGTTCTGGTCTTTATTTCTAACGGCTCTTGGGTTATGGTCTCCCTCATCTCATCAGCCTTTTTGCAATCTTTGCCCATCAACACCTTGATCTGTTTGTCTATTTCCTTTTTACATTGTTCCCAACTTTCGTTGGTTTGTTCCTGTATCGTCTTTTCTTTTTCCACGCTACCCTCCAACTATATTAATTATATGCTTCAGCCCAAAGTAAAGTGCCGAGAACATACCTGCTGAAATAACCATTATCGAGACTATGAACCCCACCCCCCAGATCATTGCGTCTTGCCAATCATTAAATCTTTTCATTATTTCCTTTCGTTATCTACATTCCTATCCGCAAACTTACCGGCTTGATAATTCTCCTCTTCTAAATACTCCTGCAACCCCATATCTTCTGCTTCCATTACTTCGTCCTCCGAAAGTTCAATCCCCATAATGCTTGTCATCCTAACCTCCTAACTATAGTCTGCTTGAATAGTTGTAATGGCAGTATAACCTATATATTTATTATTTTTATCTCTTATAAGTATTGTCGTATCTCCAGAAGGATTGATTTTCCATGTTGTTCTGTAACCTTTTTCCTTAATTTTTACACAAATTATATCCATATTTTCCTCTAATATCTTTTTTATTTTAACAATAGTTGGAATAGTTTTTTTCATCCTAACCTCCCAAAACGTAAGCCAGCATAGTCCCAAGGTAAACAAAAAGGAACAAGGCACCGGCTTCGATTATGAATTTTAATACTTCATTGTTTTTCATAGTTTTGAGAGTGATGTTTCTGTTTTATGCCCCTCCGTTTTGATATTTTTTAGATTGGCGGACTGTTATCATCACAACTTAAGTATAGTCCCTTTGTCGGTGTTTGTCAATAGACTATGGTCGGTGTTTGTCGTGATGTGAGTATTTATCTAGTACTGTAACTGATATTTGAGATAAAATAAATAAAAAAGAGACTAAAACGCTGGCACAGTTCACCCTTATAATGGGGTGAAACGAGATTTAATCAGATGTAAACTGATCTCGCGGAAGGTCTCTCTCCGACAGCCACGGCTCATATCTTCGCCGAGTTAATCTGACGGGGTGAAGTTTGGAAACGTTGCCCTCGCTTTAATACAAGCCGTTCCCAAAAGTGGTTACGCCAGCACACTCTCTTCCGATAGCCGAGAGTAGGCATCACCAAACGATTATCCCACAATTAAGCCGATCTTCCCCAAGGTTAGGGGACGTCGTTTACGTCTAGGCACCTTGGCATATACCAAAAATAGCCCAGCCGAAGCCGAACTAAGTTTGGATGAGAAACAAACTGTAACCCGAAAGGACATAATTTGTCCTTTTAAACGGGTAATTACATTGTAATACAGTTTCTCGTCTCATACAACCATTATGGCGTAAACAAGCAGAAAAAGCTCGTACATTTTTCCACCGCCCCCTATTTATTACTCCAGCAATGGTTATTTTTTATATTTTCTCGGCTACTTTTTCAACTGTTCTAATTCCTATACCCAAAGAGGTAAACAACTCTATTGCCTTTGCGTAAGCACCGGGTACAATGTCCAACTGATCAAGTAACAGGGCGATAGACATCAACACGGCATACCAAAACCGTACCGAACCAAGCATAACTTTGATTTTTTCCATAGCACTATCCTTTCTTTTTAAATATATCCCCAAAAGACTCCAGAATATTCTGTAGCATCTTTTTAATATAGTTTAGGGCGATGTTGCCTTTTTCTTTTTCTGTGAGTTCTTTATCTTTGTAAATAATCTTTTCGACTTCTTTTATAACTTCAACCGGTATCTTCACTTCGATTATTTTTTCAATTTCTTTAATGATTTCCCTTACTGGCAATGGTATGTTAACTTCCTGTATGTTCCTGCCCCAATTTTCGATATATTTGTCTCCCGTTGGTGCGTCCGGAATGTGGAAGAAAATATCATCGGGTCTGTAATTTGTGAACCTGAATACATTGCCTCTGACTTTTTCTTCTGGTATCATTTCGTCCACCAATTCCTCAATAAATATATGATTGCCCCAACCACCCTCGTTTCTGCCGATATATATAATTTTACCATAAACCGGAGAATACAACAATTTGCCAAAATCAGCATCTCCGCTTCCCTTGCCATTTAAATCAATACCAGGATGCAGTTGCCCGTCTTTGATGTCCGACAACCAATCCCAACCGTAATGGTCAAACTCTGGGAACACTACATTGCGAAGCGGTCTGGGATCTTGATAATGTTCTAAAACTTGCGAACGTGAAAGTCCTTGAGTGTAAGCCGTCCAAGTTCGGAACTTTTTTTGTATTTCGAAGTGGCAATGTGCGTACTGTGTACCAGATTTACCGATGGCGGCCAGGGGATCGTTCTTTTTAACCGTATCCCCTACACTTTTTAATATCGTATTCAGATGTGCTAAATGGTACCTCATCTTCTCATCTCCCTATATATCGCATAGATTACGCCGAATATCCCACTAAAAATTCTTTTATTTGTTCTTTTGTATTATTTTTCTTGCCATATAGTTTATGAAATTCGTTATGATGATCTTCACAAAATGTTATTCCGTTGTTTACTTCAAATCGTAATTCTGGGAATCTCGCGAAGTTATTGATATGGTGTACTCGCAATTTTTTATTATTACGATGACATTTCTGGCAGACGAATCGATCTTTTTTGAAAACCTTCCTTCTCCATAAATTATACTCAAACGAAGTTCTTATTTTTACATTTTCTGGTGTGATCCCGCCTTTCCAAAAACGACTGTTAGCACCCGAATTTTGTCCTTTATGAGATACACTCAACTTTCTCTTGTGTTCTTCTGATAACTTCTTGCCCTTGTGGGCTTTACCTATTTTCTTTTTAGTTTCTTCGGAAAGTTTTCTGCCTGTCCAAAGTTCGCTTAACTTCTTTTTTGCTTCTTCGGACAATTTTCTACCGCTACTCGCTATGCTTATCTTTTTTCTGGTTTCTGCCGAAAAATATCTCCCCAGCATAGCTTTATAACCAATATGTCCCTTAACAAACTGTCCTTTTTTGTTTCTCATACCTTACATCATACCACATTCTTCCCTTCTCATCAATTTTTTTTTACTTGCGTAATTCTCGCCACACCGCCCATATGATAGCAAATATACCACCGACTATACCGACTACCATGCCTGCGTATTTAAGAAAAGCGGCCACTTTAATCATAAGCCAAGTCCTATTATTTTCGTCTTTTACAATTCTGATAATAGTGTCCTTAAACTCCGGCTCTGCGAGCCAAGAGAGTTTTTTCAAGTCTCCCCTAATCCGCTTATCGCTTTTTTCGTTTTGTTCGCAGTGTTTCTCAAGGGCGACACTTAAACTTTTGACTTGCGATTCGTCTTCTTCGTGGATTTTAGTTCTTGTTTGTTCCATATAATCAAAGATATTTTAATAATTTCTGCAATAAAGTTTTAGCCGCTATCCTTGTATCATCGTCAAATTGTGCGGATTGACCTTGCTGGGCTGTTTTTTTCATTTCCGCACCGGCTTGAGGTGGAACAGCAGAACCTCCACCTGGAACGGGGGCAGTAGCGGTTGGTTGTATCGGGGTGTTGGGACCGCCGGTAGGCGTTTCGCCGGTTGGCATTGTCGTTTGGCTTGCCATAGGCATTCCACCACCACCAATATTACCGCCCTCTCGCCTTGAAAGAGCTTCGCGAATCAGATCCATTGAAATATTAGCAGGTATTGGCATATATTTCCTTTCTTTAATAACCTAACATACTATATAATTGTGTGATGTCGTCTGGCAAGGCTTCACTTGTTGTACCGCTTACGCTTTGTTTATAATCTTGCATAGATTGAATAAATGTCGCCAATTTCTGCCTTATTATATTCGGTTGATCTGAATAGTCAAATATAGAATCGAGATAACTTTCCAATTCTTTATCACTCATATTAGCACCCAGCAAAGCATTCCTAGCGGCTGTCCTGGCTGTAGCTATTTGTGATCTCAAGGCGGTTGTTTGTGGGTCTTGCGTGCCAAAATATTCTTTGAATTTGCCAGTAAAAGCAGGAATTTTGCCCGTTGGCACCCCAGCTTCGACTAAAGATAAAGCCTTAGATGCTTCTTGTTCTGCTAAAGCAAACTTTTTATCTCCTTCCGACATTTTTTTAGTTTCTTCTTCACTGGGCAACAGCAAATTTGCGATCGTTTCAATCTCTTCGAAGTTTTTACCACCAGTCGCCTGCAAGTCCTGTAAATATATTTTTGCTAGATCCTGTTTTGTTATCCCGGCACCAGTTTTACCCATAGCACCGTCCATAGCGGTTTCTGGACTGGTTGCCCCCAGTCCCCCGAATTGCTCGCCATAATCGCTTAGGGCAGATTCTGGGGTTTCTGGCAAATATCCCTGATCTTGTTCCGCCCCGTTCCCGCCGAATAGGTAACTCCCAGCCGTCCTAATCCCGCCCTGTTTTGCGGCTTGCCCAGCGATTAGTTTTACCAGTTCGTTTTGGCTCAAGTCCGCTAAACTATTGATTTTTCTGCCGGTGAGGTCGGTGGCGGTTTTCATTAAATCCGCACCGGCTTCGGAAAGCACTGGTATTTTCGTACTCATAATATTGATTTCCTCCTTGGACGATGATTGCAAACCAGCTGACGCTTCGTGTAGTATTGATTGCGTTTTGGTCAAGTTCTTGATATCGGGGTGTGCCTTTGTCAAATACTCGTCAAGGGCATTACGAACGTTCATATAAATATGTTCATTGGGACTAGGATCAACCCCTCTGGCTTTTTTGTCGAATGCCCCAGATAATCTTCCGTTGAGTTCTTTTTTGTAATTAAAAGCGTCTTCTGTGGATAATTTTCTAAACTTACCAGTTTCTCCAGTTTTGGTGCCGAATATCTCATTGATGATATTATCCGTAGCTTTGACCTTAGCTGGGGAGTCTAATCCTATATTTATGTCTTTTTCGAAATTATTCTGAATCATTTTTTTCAAAGACTCCCTGTCAACTGGTTTTGCTTCTTTTTTGAGTATCTCACTTATCTTTGCAGTCAACTCGTTGTATTTTTTCGGCATCATTTCGTATTGTGCTTTCGCCCCGCCTTTGAATCCCAAATCATCAAGGACTTTGACGATCTCATCCTCTTTGGTCGCCGCCCAAGGGGAAGCCTGTACTTTCGGTTTCACTACTGATTTTTTCAAAGATTTGCCCGTACTTTTCAATATCCCCTCGGCGGTTTCATCTGCTGTACCAGCTATTTTGCTTCCAACTTTTCCTAACAATTTACCGCCTATCTTGCCCAAAGCCGCCCCGCCCACTTCACCAGCTAAACCCCAAGCCCCCTGTGTGGCTATCTTTTTTGCAGATAAGTCCTCGCCGGTCATTCTCTCCCGCAAGGCTTCAAAAGCCGCCGATCCAGCAGTAGCACCGATAGCAGTCCCGACGCCGGGTGCGACAGCAGAACCCAAAAGCCCACCAGCGACACCGCCGACAGCCGGTAGCCAATCCGAAATGCCTCCGCCACCAGTTTTGATCAGTCCTTTTGATTGAGCATCAGAAACAGCCGATTGTATATCTTCATCGCTCCAACCGGAGGCTTTTGCCAACTGCATTTTCTTTTTCAGTTGATCTTCTGTCATTAAATTAGGCATATTGTTCTTTGTCTAAAAAAATCTTTTCTTTAAAACGTTTAAACCAGTTTTGAGAGTCCCGAGGTTTTGCCCTGGAGTACCACTCATATAGTCCCACCAGTTTGTTGATCCGGTATCACTTATCCCAAACAAATCTTCTGCGGATTTCCCGCTTGCGGAACTTGTGGCGGAGGTAGTAGAATACGCTGATGATCGCTTGTTGATAAGGTCGGCTAGTTGTTGCGAAACCAAACCAGAGTTTGCCGCAGAGTTTCTTTGTTCTATCGCCATTCTTTCTTTTTCTTGAGCCCAAGCTCTCTCTTCAGCCGCTAACGTTTGTGCAAGTTCCCACTCTCGGTCGTCTAACTCTCTTTGCCTTTGTATTTTATCTAAAATACCGGTTAATTGTACCTGTTTGCTTTCTGTAAATCCGGTTATCTCCCTTGCAAATCTGTCCGAAGTCATCGAGATTTCAAGTTCAAGCGGTCGGAGTTGTTTTTGCTGTTCATCACTTAAAAATCCTAGACGTTTTGTAACTTCTTCTTCGGCACTCATTAGTTGTTCCCTGATTGGAGTATATGCCGTCCCCAACCTGCCCAGTTGATTTTCAAGGTTTGAACCCTCTTTAGCCAGCATACTTCTTGATTGTGCTTCTGTGGTAAACGATCCTTTTGTACGCGAGTATATATCCTCCTCAAGTTGGTCTATAAGGTCTTTGATTTTATACATTTCACCTTTGAAAATGCCCGATTCCTCTTTTAGACCAGGTATACCTGCTTCTCCCGAAAGTCTGGCGTATGCCGATCCCATACTTTCTTGACCGGCTATTGCCCCTTTGTACTCTTTGAACTTGCCCTCTTGTTCGGCTTTTTGTTTTTCCAATAATGCTTGATATTTAGCATTGTAGTCCGAAACAAAATCTGACATCGTTCCGTAACCTTGATCTTGACCGGTGGCAGATCCCCCCCCGCTGGAAGTTTTAGATTTGTATTCGTCTGAACCGTAAAACTTGTTTGCCAGTTGACTTGCCGACAAACCAGACTTAGACCATTTATCAACCCACCCGCCAGGGGCGAGTTCGCTTTCGTAGGGGTCGCGTCCCAAAACACTTTTATACGTTCCGATCACTTCTGCTTTAGATGCCATATATCGCTCCTATTTATTAAAAACAGCAAACCAAGTAGGGTCTGCTAGAGCCTCTAATGTAATTATACCACAAATTGAAAAATCAAGTTATATTAAACTGTCGTGAGTTGCTCGTTGAAAATAATATAGTGGTAATTTATATCTGGATTGCCTGGAGTGTAACTTCCATCGAAAATATATACTCGAGTGTTTGTTATGTAAAAATATGCCAAATCCACATCTGCCGGAGTGGCCTGATAAAGACCCGTGATTCGCATATACCTTGATGTGTCTGCCGGAGTTTCCTGCCAGATCATTACTATTGGCACATAATCTAGTTCGTGAATTACGCTAATAGTATCGCCTCCAGCGTGGGTGGTAGCGGCATCTCCCTCTGCCTTAACCGTCAAATTGTGATACTTGGTGGACATCGAAAGTTCGGCATCGTTTGCTGTCGCCACTTCATTCCCGTCTTTGCTGATCTTCATTCCATAATCTTCAATAGTTTCGATCTCAGTGCTTTCTCCAAAAACTTTGTCTATAAACACTACGATCTTGAAAGTAAACGTCCCACCATCCCAGTTAGCAAGAGTCTTTACACTAATATCGAATTGGTTGCTTGTGGGATTATAAGCCACAACAAACAAAACCCCTGCACCAGTATCGTCAACTATTCCGTTGTAACCAGAAGCATCATACCATTTTCCAGTTTGATTTGAGTCCTGAACAAAGGGCAGATAGAAAGGTGCATAACCTATCGGGTTGTCAACACTATCGGTGGTGGTGTGAGCACCAGAAGCGGTTACAACGGTTTTGGTAACAACAGAGTGTATCTTGAAGTTAGTATATTTAGAAGAGTAAACCAACTCTGTCGGTAAGGCAGTTTTAACATCTACTCCAGTATTAGAAACCTTGATACCATAATCTGCCATAGCCAACCCCTAACTCGCACTTTCGCTTTCAGAAACCCAATAATATATATCAAAAGTCGTGCTTGGATCTGAAAAAGCCGATAATTGTATATTAATATTTGTGGCATCTATTGTGCAGTAAAACCAAATAGGCACTAGTATTTGTCCGTGAAACGGTGCGAAATAATATGCTCCGTCATAATTGATTGCCAATATCGCCACTGGCCTAAATGTCAAACCGTGTGCTATGGTTTCTTCTGCTACTCCCCCAGCACTTGTAGTTATAGTATCCGCCACAACTGAGTTCATTTTCAAACATTTTTTAGTGCTATCTATAACCAGATCTTTGCTTTCGGCTGTTGCGATATCTGTGCCAGGTGCAGAAGCTCTGATGCCCCAGTCGCCCATAATTAAAACCCTCCTGCGTCAAAGCCGAGTAAAACACGATCATTCGTTCCGTCCGAAATAGTGATCCTTCGGTTAGCCGCATCTAATTTAATATTTTTATCCCCCAAGCTGATAGTGGTAGTGCCTTTGAGCAAGCCCGTCAAAATACTCCTAGCGGCTACTCTGTCCTCTTGGGGTTCAGAATAACTGCTCGCCGTTATAGCCAACATAGGATATGAAATATCTTTTACTTTAGTAGACATTAATTCCTCGATTCCTAAAAAATATCTTCATCCTCCAAATCCTCAAACTCGAATCCGATATAATATACAGTCGGACTTGTATCGTTGGTTTGGGCTAAAATACACTCCACTTGGAACTCTTTAAATCTCGCCGCAGAGGCTGGTACGGGTAGCAAGGTTTCGGTGGAACCGACTGTATCGTTTGCTGTGCCAGTGGTGTAACTTGTCGCCCTGTTCGTTTTGTAGCCGAGTTGTATGCTTTCGCCGGTAGCCAGTGCGGAGTGGTACGCTTTTATTGTCAACGTTTGTTTGTCGTGGTATATCTGCCCGTTGTCGAAGATTAAACCCTCGCAGATCGCAGTATCAGCCGGATTTCCGGAGTTTGTAACTTTATCAACACCATATGTGGTATTGTCTCGCCAAGCAATATACAGATCGTTCCCTATCCCTTTCAACGCTCCTATTTTCAAGGTCGTACCAGTTTCCGTACCAGTAGAAATAGTATAAGCGTAATTTAAAACTTCGGGATATTGATCGCTTTTTGATCCCCACTCGTAAACTCCCTGAATGACCGAGGTTGAGTCGGTATTGCCCGAAACTCCAATATGCACTCTGTTTTGCCAATTTGTTATAGCCCCAGGTAAAATCTCTAAATATTTATCTATCGTCATTTTCGGTATTTGTTGCACTTTTTGCGTGGGGCGATAATTCAAGTATAGATTGCCGGAAGAGCCAAGTATGCTGAAAAGCCGGTTTTTAGAGTTGACCAAAGCGTTACAAGCCCCCTCTGGCAAGGAAATAAAATAATTAAAAGTTGAAGATACTCCGTCCCAGAAAAACAAATACGCTTCTTCGTTCGCCGTGATGTTCGTTCCACGCCAAGTGCCTATTACAACGAATTCGTCAATGATCTCAAGGGAACGCACGTTGAGTCCGGCGGGTAGCACTAAAGCATCAGCGTCCCAAGTCGCCCCGTCCCACCAACCGACATAATTGC